GGCCATAATGATGACTTAGTAATGTGCCTTGTTCTATTTTCATGGTTAACAAGTCAAGAATATTTTAAAGATTTAACAAATTTGGATTTAAAGAAAAATATATTTAAAGATAAAATAGACCAATTAGAAGAAGAAATAGTTCCTTTTGGCTTTATAAACGATGGTTTTGAGGATAATGTGGAAGTAGACAAACAAGGAAATGCTTGGTATAGTATATAATTATGAAAATATACAAAAATATAAATATACTTTGATAATATAGATTTAGAGTGTATCAAAGGAGATAAAAATGGCATTCCAACTAAGTCCGGGTGTTAATGTTACAGAAAAAGACGTAACACTCATCGTACCAGCAGTAGCCACTACCCCAGGTGCTATTGTTGCACCATTTCAGTGGGGACCAGCAGATGAGCCAACCCTAGTCACATCAGAAGCAGATTTGGCACAAAAATTTAGTGGTCCTCTCAGTTCTACAGCAGGAGGAACTGATATAGATTATGCCCCCTTTTGGTTTACTGCAGCAAATTTCCTTTCATATGGAAACAACTTAACAGTAATACGATCTTTGGCTGATGGTGAATATTTCACAGCCGTAAACAGTGCTGCGGTCGATAGTGATGGAATGGGAATTCCTGTAACTGAAAATCTTGATGGTACATGGGCTGGTATATTCAATGATAAATCATATGAAGAATACACAAAAGTAGATGGACAAACTTTCTGTGCCAAGTATACAGGAAAATTAGGAAATAGTCTTAAGGTTGTAATAATCGACAATGGCTATGATCCTACAGATACAGATTACTTAAATGAATTTGATTCTGTACCTGATACTTCTCTTTATGTCAGAGATAAGACAGGAACAGCTTCAGGAAGAAAGGACGAAATTCACGTTCTAATCATTGATAAATTAGGAGATTTCAGCGGAACAGTTGGTACTGTTCTTGAAAAATTCTTATTCGTATCAAAGGCACCAGATGCCAGAACTGCAGGTGGTGTAAACAATTATTATGTCAATGTAATTAACAATAATTCCAGATATGTTCGTTGGTTAGGACACCCAACTGCATCAGGTGGAACATTTGAATGGGGAGAGTCTGCACAAAACATTGGTGCAAATGACTCATATGCTACTTTAACTGGTGGAATTGAAGAGTACGATTTAGAAGGTGGTTCATTAGGATCAGGATTATCTACCGACGCAGAACTACCACAATTCTATACAAAGCATTTTGGTGATTCAGAAACCAGTGATGTTTCACTTCTTATTGCTGGTCCTGTTTCTGCAGCAACTGCAAGTCAGATTGTTCAAATTGCAGAAACTCGCAAAGATTGCATCGCTTTCATTTCACCAAAGCCAGCATCAGCATCTGTTTCTTCTATGGATCTAGATGATATTACTGCATATAAAACAAGCCTAAACTACTCGTCTTCTTATGGAGTAATGGATTCGGGTTACAAACTTCAATACGACAGATATAACGACATATTCAGATATGTTCCTCTATGTGGTGACATTGCAGGATGTTGTGTAACCACAGATTTAAATCGCGATCCTTGGTTCTCACCAGCAGGATTCGATAGAGGTCGTATCAAGAATGTAGTAAGACTCGCATTCAACCCAAATAAAACAGAAAGAGATGAACTATACCGAAGAGGGATCAATCCTGTTGTTTCCTTTGAAGGCGAAGGCACTGTTCTATACGGAGACAAAACTCTACTGGATAGACCAAGTGCATTTGACAGAATCAATGTAAGAAGACTCTTCATTGTTCTAGAAAAAGCAATTGCAACTGCTTCGAAATTCTTACTCTTCGAGTTTAACGATGAGTTTACTCGAGCACAGTTTAGAAATCTTGTTGAGCCATATCTCCGTGATGTTCAAGGTCGTAGAGGCATCACCGATTTCCGTGTTGTTTGCGACGAAACAAATAATACACCACAAGTAATTGATTCAAATAGTTTTGTCGGTGATATATACATAAAACCAGCAAGATCAATTAACTTTATTCAACTCAACTTTATTGCAACACCAACAGGTGTATCGTTCGAAGAAGTTCAAGGGGCATAATCCTAAATAAAAGGAAAAACTAATGGCTAGAAATATTACAGATTTTATTTCACGATTTGATGGTGGTGCAAAACCAAATCTTTATAGAGTAAGTGTATATCCAGGTGGTGTACCGGGTGTTAATGCTTCTTTGATGAATTCACAAAATGGACCTTCTCTTGTCTTCATGGCAAAAGGAGCACAATTACCTGAATCTTCAGTTGGTGAAATTTTAGTTCCATACCTTGGTCGTCAAATCAAAGTACCCGGAGACAGAATATACGCCGATTGGAGTGTCACTGTCATGAACACTGAAGGAATGGAATTAAGAAAAGAATTTGAAAGATGGAATGCAGCAATCAATGGTCACGAATCAAATGTTTCCCAAGGAAACGCTTATGACTGGACTTCTGCATCAGGAGCAATATGCGAGCAACTAAAAAGAGACGGAAGTGTTTCTCACTCGTATCAAATCAATGGAATTTTTCCAAGAGAAGTATCTTCTATAGATGTGGCATATGATCAAAACGATGTTGTTTCCGAGTTTACTGTTACATTTGCATACACCTATCACGTTCCTCAAATTTAATAAAAGGTAATTTATATTATGGCATTCGAATTGTTTGGATTTTCTTTCGGAAGAAAGAAAGTAGAAGAACCTATAACTCCGTTTCCACCAGACCAAGATGATGGATCAACCATTATTGAAGCCGGTGGTTTGCAGGGTGTCTACATTGATTTAGATGGTACTGTAAGAAACGATATCGACTTAATAAGAAAATATCGTGAGATGGCTTTACATGCAGAAGTAGAAATGGCAATTGATGATATCGTCAATGAGACTATAACCGAAGACGGAAGTGGTAAATTTGTGGATATAAATCTTGATTTAACAAGATTGTCTTCTCAAGTTCGTCGTAAAATAACAGAAGAATTTAATAAAGTATTATATCTTTTAAATTTTAATACGGAAGGACCAGATATATTTCGTAAATGGTATATAGATGGTCGTTTGTATTATCATATTATACTTGAAGATAACCCTAAACAGGGCGCAAGAGAATATAGATTAATCGATCCTCTTCGTATAAAGAAAATAAAAGAAATCAAAGAAAAAGAAAAAGTAGGTAATGTAGAAATTGTAAAGAAAACAGAAGAATATTATCTTTATTTACCTACTGATAAAAACCCAATCCAAAAAAGTACATACCTTGTAAATTATCCAGATTCGCCAAATGCAGGAATCAAGATTGCTCCTGATTCTATCAATTATGTGCAATCAGGAATGATTGAAGCAAGAACCAATAGGGTTATTGGATATCTGCACAAAGCAATCAAACCTCTTAATCAATTAAGAATGGTTGAAGATGCTACTGTAATTTACAGATGGTCTCGAGCACCAGAAAGAAGAATTTTCTATATTGATGTTGGTTCTCTGCCAAAGGTAAAAGCAGAGCAATATATTCGTGATATTATGAACAGATATCGTAATAAAGTTGTGTACGATGCGGCAACAGGCGAGATACGAGATGATAGAAAGCATATGAGCATGTTGGAAGATTTCTGGCTACCTCGACGTGAAGGTGGACGTGGTACACAAATTGAAACTTTGCCAGGTGGACAAAATCTTGGTGAGATGGAAGATGTTCTATATTTCCAAAAAGCACTTTTGAGATCTTTGAATATTCCAATTACCCGTCTTGAGTCTAACAACGGATTCAACATGGGTCGATCTTCTGAAATTAATAGAGACGAACTCAAATATTCTAAATTTATAAAGAAAGTTAGAAACAAATTCAGCGAACTTATAACTAATTTTCTAAAAACACAAATACTTGCAAAACAAATTCTTTCAGAAGAAGAATTTGAAGAAATAAGACAATATATTAGATACAATTGGTCAACAGATTCTTATTTTGCTGAAAGTAAAGATTCTGAGATCATGTTAGACCGAATGAGA